CCCAACGAGGAACGACCAAAGGTGGTGATCAGAGAAAATGCAGTTGAGGTGAAAATCCCCCGCGAGCATGTAATCTTGGGTGATATAAATGAATATTTGAGTGATGAGGGGTTTTATAGAGATTAGTCGGGCTCTTCCTGCTTCGCTTCACTATTTACTTAAGAAATTGGTGTAAAAATTAACTATTTAATTTTGATGAAGAAGGAGATGCCAAATAATGTCTGTAGATAAGTTTAGATTTGTATCGCCCGGCGTTTTTATTAACGAAATCGATCAGTCGCAAGTGCCCCAACAACGGGTATTTCGAACGGGCCCCGCTATTATCGGCCGAACCGTTAAAGGTCCCGCAATGCGACCGATCACGGTTAGTTCGTTTAGCGAATTCGTAGATTTTTTTGGAAACCCAAGCCCGGGCGGTCAGGGCGGCGATGTTTGGAGAGACGGAAACAAGTCTGCTCCCACGTATGCTGCCTATGCGGCCCAGGCATATCTCTCGAATGATGCACCTGTAACTATTGTTAGACTCCTAGGAGACGAAAGCCCCCAGAAGACTGCTGCTGGCAGTGCTGGCTGGGTATATCCGGCCTCAACCGCCGACAACCCAGGAGGAGCGTACGGCCTTTTCGTCTTTAATAGCCAGAGCGCCGGCGCGGGTTCGCCGGCCGCGGGCCTGCATATTACCGGCACTCTTGCTGCTGTATGGTATCTTAGTAGTTCTGCTAACATTGCGCTGGTTGGGGTCGGTTTCACCCCCGAAGACACCGCGACGACCTCGTCGACCGCCGCGATACTTAAGCCCGCAACGACCGCAGGACAGAAAGAGTTTAAAGTTAGAATATCCGGCGACGGCTCGATCGGCACCATTGTAGAGTCCACCTTTAACTTTAATGAAACAAGTGGTCGCTACATCCGCAAGGTCTTTAATACAAACCCACAACTCGTTAATGACAGCATTACAACGACCGCCAATAAAGAATATTATTTCTTAGGCGAAACATTCGAAAGAGGAGTCACAGACCTCCTAACGTATGGGTCGGACGATATGTTTGGGTGTATTGTAGCCTTGTCAAGTTCTGCTGGCGGCAACCCCAACAACTTCGCAACCGGCTTCAAGATGCCACAGACTCCGCCAATTGTCGCGCAGGACCAAAATAGTAACTATGCGCTGTTTGATATCAACAGCACACCAAAAGAACTCTTCAGCATAGTGGCTCGCGATCAGGCAGAGTGGGCGCAGAATAATCTTAAGATTTCACTGCTGGATATTAAGCAATCTCCTAATCCCTCCTTCGAGCCCTACGGTAAGTTTTCCTTACTAGTTCGGGACATGATGGACACTGATGCTAATCCGGTTATTCTGGAACAGTATAACAATTTATCCCTCAATCCTAACTCTCCCAACTATATTGGACGCCGGATTGGCGACAAGTATGTTTCTTGGGATACGACCAATAGGAAGTATCGAGAGTATGGACAATATGACAATGTCTCTCGGTATATTCGAATGGATATGGACGTTTCTGTTGATGGTGGCAATGTAGATCCGTCCCTCTTGCCTTTCGGATTCAAGGGAGTTCCAAAGAATATCGGCTTTAACTTTAACTCTGGCTCAACTACTTTTAGAGAGCTGGACTTGGCCAACGCCAGCACGCCCGGCACGGCCTTTGCAGACGCTTACGCTAAAGGCAGCGGCAGCGTTTGTAGCGCATCGTACGGCGNCTCAGTGCTCGAAGACGGGGCCATTATTGACNTTGGCAGCGGCTCACACGCCGCAGACGACCAGAGACTGACGGCGAGCTTCGCTTTCCCAATGCTTCCATTGCGCCACTCTTCCTCAGATGGCCAGATGATAGACACTACCAAGGCATACTGGGGCATGCAGAACACCACGACGGCCACTTCTTTGATAGCTGATCGGTCGGTTATCGATCTATTGCGCATGCGTCCACTGGGCACGAACCGTCTTGATCCCTCAAATGATGATTTTGCCGAGAGAGGCCCGGGATTCTCTCTAGACAACGTCTGTTTTGATACTGACACTCAGGCTGCCTATTATAACGGTGGCCTTATCGGCGCGCCCTTCTGGGGCTACCGACAGGCCGCTGGAGTATATGATAATGGCCGCACCACGGGCGCTTCCATGACCGCCGTGAGCGGCGCTTATACAGAGGTTCTGGACCAGAACTATAACCGCTTTACGGTTCCCATGTTTGGTGGCTTTGATGGATTCAATATTGCCGAGAAGGAGCCATTCAACAATGTCCGGGCACTCGGCGGCGAAGCCCCCGATTCCGCACCTAACGATCGTGCACTTCCAATGCTTTACACAGTAAAGAAGGGAATCGATACGATAGCGGACCCTGACGTTGTTGACATTAACTTGCTAACAGTGCCTGGAATGACTCCACGAGCAGTTACGAACCACGCTTTGAGGGTTGCGCAGGATCGCGCTGATACTTTAGCTATCATTGACCTAGAGGGCGGCTTCGTCCCGCAGGCTGAGAACACTGATGCATTCAGTGCGAGGGCAGGCAGTACGGCTAATACCATAACTTATCTGAAGGCACGAAACCTTAATAACAGTTATGGCGCATGCTACTATCCATGGGTACAGTCACGCGACACGCTTCTTGGAAGCAGCATATGGCTTCCGCCGTCCATTGCGGCGCTCGGAACTTATGCCTCTTCGGCACGGACATCTGATCTTTGGTTTGCGCCCGCAGGGTTTAATCGCGGAGGCCTCAGTAGAGGCGCCGCAGGGGTACCGGTCGTATCGGTGCTAGAGAAGCTCACAAGCAAACAAAGGGACGATCTCTATGAGGTTAACATTAACCCCATCGCGTCGTTCCCCGCAGAAGGAATCGTCGTCTTCGGCCAGAAGACGCTACAGGCGACCCCCTCTGCGCTGGATCGTATTAATGTACGACGACTTCTAATCTACTTGAAGAAGCAGATTTCTATAATCTCGACTACAATTCTGTTCGATCCAAACATCCAGGTAACGTGGGATCGATTCTTGGCATCGGTAGAGCCACTGCTCAGGTCGGTTAAGGCGCGTTATGGGCTGCAGGAGTATAGAGTCATTCTAGACAGTACTACTACAACGCCGGATCTTGTGGACAGAAACATCATGTACGCGAAGGTGCTACTTAAGCCCACAAAGGCAATCGAGTTTATTGCACTTGATTTCGTAGTAACAAGCCAAGGGGCATCATTTGATGACTAAGAAAACTAGGTGGATTTATTCTACCCCACTATTTAAAACGAACGGGAGTAACTAAGACAATGGCTGGAGAATTTTGGAACAACGCCGCGATGGAGCCAAAGCGATCACATCGCTTTTTGATTCAGTTTGACTTGCTCGGGCTGGGAACATCTCAGATTTACGGGAGGAAGGTAAGCAAGCCAGCCTTTGAAATTGGTCAAAGCGAGCATAAGTTCCTTGGCCAGACTTACTATTATCCCGGTGCAGTGACATGGACCGATGTGACTGCCACCCTAGTGAATGCCGCGACGCCCGATTTTGACGCCGTTTTGGCGGCACTCCTGCGTTCGGCCGGCTATATACAGCCTGACGAGATATCAAGGACGGGCAACGTCGATGAAGCTGGTACTCTCAATAAGTTTGACGCTGTTACTTCGCTCGGTAGTGTCCTCATTAAAGAGCTTGATGGGGACGGCCGAACACTCGGCACTTATCAACTGCAGAATGCGTGGATAAAGTCCATTAGCTATGGAGAGCTTGATTATTCTTCAGAAGATCTATTAACTGTAGATCTGGTTTTCCGCTACGATTGGGCCACTTATAAGAAATCCAGCGCCGCTGCCGGCTAGCAGGCAATAGTCGATGCCGACCAGTTTCGACGGCTGGGCCAATCCCTATTACGAGCCAAAGCGCCCGTATAGATTTCTTGTACCGTTTCCTATCTTCCTTCCGAAAGGAACAGGTAAAATCAGCGAGATATTCGGAGTTGCGGGCAATCTCCGGAGCCCGAAGAGATCTAGGTTTGGTAAAGACTGTTACTTCCCCATGTTCTGTACTTCGGTTACAAAACCACAGATAACCACAGAGGCATTTCGAATCAAAGACCCGGCCAGCGGCGTCTTCGTGATCCGCGGTGAGCAGCCGACGGTCTTTGATTTTGCGCCTGTAGAAATAGAGCTATTAGATACTTATAGTCATGATATAGAGGCCTCCTTGATGGCTATGTTATATGCTTATGGTCAACTAGCCACCCCACAGGCGGGAAAAGCAGACGATCCTCGACGGCAGGCAGCCGGTAAGCTTATACCCATTAGAAACCGAGATGGCACAGGTGACAACGTCTTTGAGATTATTGAGTTGTTAGACCAAAGCAGATACACTATGGACGGGAAAGACCCTGGCGCCGATGCCGTGGGTACCGTCCTCGGCGCGGGGCGCCCCAATAGATCGCCCATCGCCCGTAAGATTCTATTGTACAATCCTTATATTGCAGGAATAACATTAGGGACATTGAGCTACAAAGAAACAGACTTTTCTACTGTTAAGGTACAGATTGTATACGATAGTGCTGATTATGAGTATTATGCTCACCGCGCGAACGAGACTGGCCTGGACGTAGAACTGAGCCGTACCGATTATGTGCTAAATAAACGTTTACTGGAGACGGTACGGGCTGGCCTTCTAACACAAGAGCAGGCTGCAAAAGTTGCCGCCGAAGGAATCCACGCCGAGGCTTATCGGCGGGGGGTATCTATTGGCGACGTAACAGCCGAGCGTCGTGCCGAGGCTACAGCCCACGAGCGCGCCGAGTTCGACAGAACCCAGGCGATTCAAGACATGTCCCCTGCCGACCGCGCGAACGCCCAGGCTCTCGCGCAGGCTGCTGGTGCTGATCCTGCCGCCATCGCCGCAATGACCCCCGCTGAGCGCGCCCAAGCCGCCGATGACTGGAATGCCAGCCAGGGCAACTTCGAAGCGCAACAGAGCGCTAATGAGCAATCCGCGCGCGCAGCTGACAGAGCCGCGCTGCACCCGCCTCGTGGTGATCTTCAGTCCTTGGACGAAGAGACCAAGCGTATCCGGCAAGAGAGCGAATCCGGAGGCGGCTGGGTGGACGAAGAGACGGAACCGACACCTGTGGAAGAAGAGGACTGGATGAACGAAGACAACCCCTTTCCTCGCGAGTAATATTAATTTAAATAAAAACTTATTGAGTGATATAATTACTGTGAAAGAGAGGTGACTTTTGTCAACCCGTAATAATGAAGACCGATTTTCGGCACCCCAACCAGATACAGATATCCCTATCGACGTTCTAGAAGAGGAGCCCCTAGGCCCTAATCCTTTTTCGTTTGTTGTTCCGACGGAGTTTGTAGATCTCCCGAGTCGTGGACAGTTTTATTCATCGACGCACCCTTTGCACGGCAAAGAAACAATTGAGATTAAATATATGACGGCGAAGGAAGAAGATATTCTTACCTCTCAGAGTCTTTTGGAAAAGGGACTTGCGCTGGATCGGCTGATGGCCAATCTTGTTATAGATAAACGCATTAAGCCAGATACCTTATTGAGTGGCGATCGCAATGCTATTTTAATCGCTGCTCGCAAGTCAGGCTACGGGGCGGAGTATGAAACTAAAGTTACGTGCCCCGGCTGCAGCGACATAGATACTCATAACTATAATCTTGATGAGGCAGTTATTAGTCTCGTTCCCGAGGGTGATGAACTAGCCGAGCTTAACGTGGGAATGGCCGAAAATGGACATTTTACAATAGATCTGGAGAGAAATCCGGTGAGTGTAGAGTTTCGGCTGCTAACAGGACGCGAAGAAACTTACCTCTTGCGCAATGCTGAGAAGCGCAAGAAGAAAAAGTTGGAGCAGCAGCTAATCACCGACCAGCTAAAGTTAATGATTGTTTCGATCAACGGCCATACCGAGAAGGAACTGCTCCATAAGTTTGTGGACACCATGACATTGGTGGACGCTAAGCTTCTCCGAACCGCTGCCCAAAAGGTGACCCCAAACATCGAGTTGCGAAAGGAGTTCGTCTGTGACCAGTGTGGTCACGAGGACGAAATCGAGTTTCCCTTTACAACCGACTTTTTTTGGCCTCAGTCTTGAGTACATGGAGAATGTCTATGAGCAGTTCTTTGTACTAAAGTATCACGGCGGATGGAGCTTTACTGAAGCATACAGTTTGCCTATTAAACTACGCGCGTGGTTCCTTAAAAGACTTGTCGAACAGAAGAAGCAAGAACAAGAAGCTGCGGAAGAAGCGTCGAAGGGTTCTAAGGGCTCTAAAAGCGAAAGAACTGTTTTGGGCGCCGGTGTAAATCCACCTAAGCTTTAATCAAACTAAAGACTAATTATTCTGTATAGATGCGAGGTTTACAGAATGAGCGATAGTGAGCTAGTCCCAGTAATCATTAATTTAAATGCGTCCCACGAAGAAAAGCTAAATGAAAGCTTTCTTACGATGTTTGGAAGCGCGGTGGAGTCCATGCTAAACCAAATGTTTGGCGGCAGTGTAGTTGACACGCCTTCGTCCGCGGTGATCCGGGGCACACCATCTCAAGTGGCTGCTTTTGGCGATACACTCTCAAAAGAAAAGAAATACATGCAAGTATTTCAAAAGCACGGCCTAAATAATCCGCAGAGCTTCCGGAGCCGGCATGAGCTTGAGCGTTCCGTCGCCAACTTTGAACGCGAAACTGGCATCAAGTGGCCTTTCAAGTAGAGGGATAGCTGATGACTACAGATCGCGAGGTCTCAAACGCTCTAGAGCTGCTAGAACACCAGCGCAATCAGTTGGAGGCCCTGAAACTTCAAAAGAAGGCGATCGAAGAGGCGGGCCAGTATTTAGGTAAAGGCAAGGAGCTTCTTCAAACCAACCTCGATCTGCATTCGCAGACCCATCGCCTGATGGAGCAAGAAGTAGGACAGCTACAGCGCGCTCAGAAGGCGATTGAGGGTGGCGCTGACGCCCAGGAAGAACTTAATAAGCTTCGTGCCCTAGGTCTGGATATTGGCCTCGATGGGGGGCGCCTTGATGCCGCGGCCATCAAGGATCGCCAGACTCTTCTTGAACTCTCGCGGAAGAATGTTCAGAGTCAACAGGCCGCCAATTCAGCCGCGGCAACTATCCTCAAGCGCACCCTGGGAATAAGCGATGCGTGGCAGGGCACCCTTACGGGGGCGTTGCTCACGGGCGCCGCGTCTGGAAGGCTGCTGGGGACCATGAAGTCCATGGCAGATCCCTTGAATATAGCCATGTCAACACTTGAAAAGATTAAAGAGATAACCACCATGGCGGTCATGGAATTTGACGCAATGTCGGCTTCCATTAGGAGAATAACGGGGGCCGATAGCGACTTAGCCAACCAGGCTTATGAGTCGCATCGTGCTATGCTGTCGTATGGGGTGACTATAGGGGAGGCCGGCGAAGCGACAAACGCCCTGCTTCGCGAGATGGCCGGCTTTTCCCATAGCCTAGACACCAACCAGAACCTTTTAAGAGACCAGGCAGCGCTTTTAAATGAAGTAGGTGTTGAGTTTGGAACTACAGCGAAAATGATGAACATTCTGGACAAAGGGCTCGGAATGTCTGCGCCCGAGATTAAAGACTATACCGCTAAGTTATATGATATGTCGGAACAGCTGAAAGTTCCCCCTGATGTTATTTTTAAAGACTGGCAGGCCTCTTCAAAAGAGTTGATGAAGTATGGCGATGGAATGTTAGAGGTGCTAGAAGGGCTTGAACAACAATCCAAGAATACAGGACTGGCTGTGGGGGATCTTCTTGGAATTGCGAAACAGTTTGATCAGTTTGATACCGCCGGCGAAGCGGTCGGCAGACTAAACGCTATATTGGGAGGCCCATACTTGAATGCCATTGATATGGTATACATGACAGAAGACCAGCGCATTGAGGCCCTCCGCGAAACCATTTCTTTGTCTGGACAAGTGTGGAAAGATATGGGCCGACACGAACAACAAGCGATCGCCACCGCCGCTGGTATTAGTGATATGGCTGTGGCAGCACAGCTGTTCGGAGGAACACAGCAGGAGTTTGCAGACGCGTCCTCCAACCAAGAAGCCCTCGCAAAGCGCGCCCAAGAATCCCAAAAAGCAATGGATCAAATGAAACAAGCCATGATGGCCTTCGCGGTAGCTGTTCAGCCTATAGTGGAGATGCTGGGAGGCATCGCCCAGTGGTTCGCGGAACTGGCTCAGAATAAGCTCGCTGCTACAGTGATGCAGCTAGCTACTATATTCACGACATTCTATGGTGTCATGATGGCAGTTAAATCTGCTACCGCCGCGGCTGCGGCGATCCAAGCCGCGAAACTTCTACTGACGGGGCAGGAGACCATTGCGACCATTGCCAATACTACTGCTCAGGTCGCACAGGTAGCGATCCAGCGCCAGCAGGTGATTAATCACTATGGCTTGGTTAAAGGAGTGGGAATGCTGATTAAGGCGACATGGCTCAGCACCAAGGCCGCGTGGGCCGCTTCGGTTGGATGGGCGAAACTGGCGATAGCTATGAAGGGTGTCGGGATTGCGGCCGCTGGAGTGGTTGCAGCGGTCATGATGTTCAAAATCGTTGACAACATGCTCGCTGGATTTGGTAAGACAGCCAAAATCATCATCGGCATTGTTTTGGCGCTAGCCGGCGCGTTTGCCGTGTTTTATGCCATCAGCACACTTGGCGTGGGACTGGCGGGTATTGTTGCCGCCGGCGCAGCAGCCGGTCTTGCCGTAGCGGGAATGAAGGCGACCGTAGATGGGATCATGATGCACGATGGAGGAGTTGTCCCGGGCATCCGAGGCGAAGATAAACAAGCTACCTTAGCGGCCGGCGAAACAGTGCTCCCCACTCACAAGAAGTCAGACGATCAGGCCGTCGCGGATGCCGAGGCTAAGGGGCAACTCAGCCTCACGAAGGATAAAGGCTTCGAAGAAGTAACACAGGCGATCAATAATTTGGTCGCGAAACTAAATACAATGATAACACAGTCTGAAGAGCGCGCCAAGGGCGGCGGCAAAGAAAAGGCAGTGGAGGTTACGATGGAACTGGATCGAGACAAGGTTGGAGAAGCTACGGCATCGTGGCTTGAAGAGAAATACGGCTGGACGGGAGCGTAAGAAATCATGGCTAAACCAAAAGTAAACATAGAAACCCTGATTAAGGAGAACGATGAGCGACAGCTGGAGGTGTGGCTGGAGTATGGGTTCCCGACGGGCAAGAAGACACTTACTGTACTTGAAGATCTGGCCCAGGAGCCGAAACATAACTTCGAACAGCGCGGCCTCGCGCGCATGGTCCTAGGCTGGGCCCAGGTAAAGCTTGCTAACGATGGCCACGGCAACCAGACCCCCGAGGAAAGGCTGGCTTCGCTCCGAAGCATCGGCGACAAACAGGGCAACAAAGATACGCTGCGCGTACAGTATTTGGCTATCGGAAAATCGATCGATCTTCCGGGACACCTGATGCACTTTAAAGATGATTACTCTCCCAAATGGAAGGCAGAAGAGGTATATGGCCGAATGGATCCGATAATCACATATCAAGGGACTCCACGAAAAGTGACGATTGGGTGGGAAGTGGATGCGCCGGACGAGGTATCGGCTATCGTTGCGGGCAGAGTGGGAGATTTAATAAAGTTCTTATATCCTGTATATGAGGATAGCGGTCCGTCCCATGCTGGTACCGGCACCATGACGGCAGCGCCGCTGCTGAGAATATCAATGGTCACTAACCGGGTTGGCAAAAAACCTTCGAGTTTTATGGGGGGCAACACGGGATTTCTAATAGCCGTTGACTCGTTTGACATTGAAAAATATACAGCTTCAGGCGAGAAGTTCGATGTAAAGCGCCTCCCGGCCGGCGGTATACTTCCCATCAAATATACTATCACTATAGGAGGCACTGTATTCCACGAAGACGCAAAGCCGGGCTGGGTTTGGACGAAGGACAGCAAGAACGCCGTCAGTGTTTCGTTTGGCACCAAGATGGGAGCTAGATACCCCTACGGTCAGCGAGGGGCCGTCGACACATATCGGACACCAGAGCAGGCAACTGGGGGAGCTAAGACCGGGCTCCCGAAAGGCTCGCCCGGCGCCCAGGCCGACGAAGTAGGCACCGATAGCGTCCTCGATCCGCTCGCCGGCACCGTTGGCATATTAGCCCCATAGTAAAAGGAAACTGTTATGCCTTCACGATACGATGATAGACGAATTTTTACAAATACGGACGATATATATTTTCATATTCTAGAAGAGCGGGGCTTAGAAAGAATTGTTCAATACGACACAGCTATTTTTAAGAAACTTAAAAAGAGCGATATTGAACGCATCTCCACCACCCAGAGAATATGGACGACCGGCGATCGCCTCTTTAAGATGGCGTCGGAATATTACGGAGACCCCAGATATTGGTGGATAATCGCGCGCTGGAATGGGCGCCCCACCGAATCACATTTTAAACCCGGAGACATAGTTTCCATACCAGGACCCCCTGAACACATAATAAGATTGTATAAGAGGTAGGACAAGATGGCCAGCGGAGTAACTAAAAAAAAGAGTGCAATCGATAACCTAAAACAGAGCAGCGAAGCCCTCTCGGGGGACTCTTTAACAAGCGCAATACAGTTTAATGGTCAGTGTTTTCTGATTCAAAATATGCTCTCGATTTCTAGTCGACGACGCTTGGGTGGGAGTACCCCGGGTCTGGCTCCGAGTAGTTTTAAACATATATCTCCTATTTTTTCTAGTAGTACATATAAACCGGAACAGGTTTATAGTAAAGTAACGGCTACCAAAAGCTCCAATGCAATAGCGAACTTTACACCCGCACAAATGGCGATGCTTGTTCCTAAAATAAGAATTTATAAACTCGTCTATAAACACAAAGTAGACGGAGACACATTGAGAATAGATCGAGGCATAGAACCAGACGTGCAAGAAATTCTCTTTGATGACTTTACGCGCGCCTCCCAGCTTGATGACATTTTTAAGAACCGCGGTGGGCGCGCCTCCGGGATAGGAATTAAAAGTTTTAAATGGTCACTGAAGGGGGTTAATCCGGCTGAAGTAGACGCCAATATAACCGCAGAGCTTGTGATCCACTTTAACGATGTATCTGTGCTTACTCGAAATGCCCCGGGAGAAGCCAGCTTTCTAGATTTAATATTATATAACCCCAGCGATCTAAGTCTCGAAGACTTCCCAAACAATGTATTTCATTATGACGGCCAGTTTTTTGAAATTCAAGCGGTCGTAGGCTGGGCAGCACCTCCGGGAAGTCATAATGATCTTTTCAATGCTAGCGACCTCGAAGCGATTAGAGAGTCACAAACTCCTCTCTTTTTGCAGCTAACTAAGCATCAGTTTGACTTTAGCCAAGACGGCTCAGCTGATTTAAAGATTAATTATCGCGCTCGCCTTTCGGATCAAGAAAGCGGATACGATCTTTTAAACGTACCCTCCGATCAGTTAGCGAAGGTAAAAGAACTCCAAAAAAATCTCAAAGCGCTAAAAGAAACGGCGGCCGGTGACGAAGATGTGACAGCAGCCACACAGGAGGAACTAGACCTCGCGCAAAAGCGGTTAAATGATAGCCTGGGAGACCGCTATAGTCGATTATTAAACATACTAAAGTATGGCGAGCATATCCCAGACGCATCGCGCTCGGCGGCGAACATCATCACAAACATAGGCCTCAGCAAGCTGAAAGCGCGCGTATACAATGCATGGGCTACACCTTTAGAGTTACGAGCGGTTGATATTGGTGATGCCGCAGCAACAGAGACCAGCACTGCTGCACTTAGGGAGAGTTTGGGGGAAGCCGTCGGAAGCACGACCGTGGGGGGCTGGTTCGGGGATGGTAAAACCCAAACATCGATCGCGCGCGGCGCTGCAGATAGCGACAACTGGGCACTAGCCTATTTAAACGGCGACTTGCCAGCAGATACGTACGACATGAATATGACCGCAGTCACTAGACGCCGGATTAAAACAAACATGGAAAATATTACGGCTATAGGAGATGATGAGGGCGCCCAAGCTGAAGCCCTCATGAAATCCAAAGACCGCGACATGTCTGTGAACGTCCCAAAAAAGGATGATGATCCTTATATCGCGGTCCCTTTTGTTTATGTGGGGGACATAATAGACGCCGCTATAGAAGTTTTGAATGTGGATGCCGGGGATGGCAAAGGGCGCCTTGAGAAACTATTACTCTCAAGAGATATGGGGCTCCTGATGGGAGATTTTAGATTTTATAACATAAAGAATTTTTATGGGGCCGTCAAGAACAGGTCGAAGACTGCGAGTATAGAACCATTGGCTTTTTTGAAGAATCTCCAAATAGGAGAGACGCAGTGGACTCTAGCGGAGCAAGAAAGTATATTTATAGCGGTCAACAGTGCGCATGTTCCTATTCATTGGGATAGTTTTATAGACTGGTACCTGAGAAAGATTGTAAAAGCCAAGAGACAACGGTATTTTTTTTCCCACTTTGTCCGCGATCTTTTCACTGACCTTGTTGCACCAGCCCTCTCTGCGCGCTGCTTTTATGGAATCCCCCAGCATAATGTCCAGGTATCAATGCTGGATTTTCCGGTGGCTAAAAATAGTACTCTTGCACAGATATGCTATCCTGGCACCGAAAAGCGCTGGAAGGGCCCGAAAGCTATTTCCCTCGACTCCGGTACCCATGCACCAACTATCGATTACCTTGAGGAGACTCGCGCAGTACCCGCAACCATTAACCCTGATGAGACGGACGCTGGGCACACAATCATGAGGTATATTCATCTTAATTCTACAAGGCTAAACTATATGGATGGGAACTACACAAAAAATATAGACAGCGGTATACAACATTTCGTTGTAGGACTTGATCGTGGGCTTTTGAAGGAAGCGCGCTTCGAACGCGTGGATGCCCCATATCTTCGTGAGGCACGAGTTAATCGAAATAGAACGCTCGGTACCCAACAGCTGCGAGAGTTATATAATGTTAGTTTAAAACTTTATGGGACACCAATATTAAAGCCGGGACAATATATATATGTAAGCCCCTCAACGTTTGGATTTGGAGACTTGACGGCTGCAGGCTCGCACGCACGGATGCTGGGGATTGGAGGGTACCATTTAGTAGTTTCGGTAGAGTCTACTATTGGGCGTAATGGATATGAAACGACGGTCAAAGCTCTTCATCAGGCACTGCCGGCTATCTACAAGTAGGGACACAGTAATGAGAGCTAGGATAACAGGGGGAGAAAAGTCATGGTAGTAGAGTTTGATGGCTCAGTTCCATACAGCGTAGCAGAGTTAATGAACCCTCGCGGGAGCAATGTCTTATCAAGCCGCCAAGCATTTGAGCAGCGGAAGATGTATAAGGATGTGCCCTATTTTATAGATCTTCCTACCCCACTCAAATCATTATATGATAAGTTATATTTTGGCAGAGTAGATCTGATCCAAAACGGGGTGGTCATAAAACAACAGACCTCTAATCTAAAACAGATCAACACTACGGCCGGCAACATCTTTGTATTAGATTTTGTGGCGGACGCCTTTGAAGACTTAAAGCAACATCTGTTGATGGCAGCAACCGCGGGCTTGATCAGCACGAACAGCGTTTACACTCAGTTGGATCCGATTAATGGCCTTCTAGATTATAGCCCTCCTTATGTCAGCCTCAAACAAACCTGGCAAGGGCGCTTTACGACTCGAATAAACTCTAACCGTCAGATCTCTAATCGAGTAACCGGGCTTCAAGCCTATATTAAAGAACTTTTCAGCTACATGGACTCCCGGGTTAACTATATGCCGCTTACTTTCACCGGTTATGTGGTGTCTAACTATTCTTCTCCAATGATCTCCGGTCTTTCTATTGAACTGCAAACGGATGATTATTCCACAGACGCAGTGAAAATGAGCAAATATATGAAAGACCCCAACTTTAGATACTTCGTACAAGCAGCAAGAAAGTTTGGCTTTTATGTAGACAGGAATGGACCATGGAAGCTTACGGCGGATCCCCTGTCGTGCCCCATGCAAAGGTATATGTCTAAGTATATAAATGTTTCTCCTACTTTTCCTGGTGTTTCTTTCTTCAGTCATTATTATGAGAAGACCTATCTTCAAGATTTCGCTGGGCTGAAAGACACCCTGCGTGTAATGTATAATAAGTTTGCTACGGATTTCCCCCGGATTACTATAGAGACTACACGCCACACTCGCTGCCAACGTGGCACTCAGCAAGAAGTTAGCTACCGTCTTCCTACTGATGCGGCGGCTGTAGACACACTAGGCGATCGGTATTGGCTTGATGTTTATTTTAAGATTCGCCTCAAAGAATCCCAGNTAGAAATGACCGATTATCGATATAAGTATAATATGGCTCTGGAAATCCTAGAGACCTANGATCTCNATCGAGCAGTGCGATACATTAACAACGAAATAAAGCCCTACCTTTATGATTTAAGAGTTGGAGAAAAACCCTTGACAAAGGAAGAGCGCCCTGTTAGAATAGGAACAGTGAGAGACGTACAACCCCCACCGCAACGGAAGCGTACCATGGCTAGTCGATTCCGACCTTCGTGCCCAGATTTGTTGCCGCCGTGCCCAACGCCCACGGCCTCGACCCCCCCGGCGGGCACAGTTTCACTGGATCTCGGAACAACGGCTCCCACCGCCCCAGCCGTGATCGAATACGGTGAGAGTATTTACAGCGGCCCGAGTGGCCACGGACACTAGGAGGATTTTTGTATTTTCAAACGTTGGATAACAAAGGGGACTGCTTGGGCTACTATGCTAACAATGAACTTCGCTACGAACCCCTCCCCCAAAGTGCGGATAAAACGTGGCATTATTCAGAACCACTCAAAGATCGATATGTTGAATATGCGCGTATCTATGCCGGAGGCCTAACGCTCGCTGAGGCATGCCCCGAAGAGCTACGCCCTGTGTGGGAAGGGGTGACGACGAGACTCCGGTCATTTCTTAAATCATTTCAGACGTCGCAAATAAATCTCAACGAGACTTGCATCTATAATCTGATCCCCGAGTTCTTTCTGTACGAACTCTGTGATACAAAGAATAAAATTACACAGCACATAATAGAAAACTATCCTCGACCTACAAACCATGATTTTATGGTAGAGGTGATCAAGATGTTAGAAGATATTAAGAAACAACCTTTAAATATAGATATAGAGCCGATCATGACGAAGCTTGTTTCGGTAAAGGGAAAGAACTTTATTAGAAAACTTCAAGAGATACAGTACATCTGTGATTACAATCCCTTCGGTACCGTGACGGGGCGCCTAACTACCCACCCGAAAACTTTTCCGATTCTAACCCTCCATAGGGATTTCCGCGGGTGTCTCCATCCGCAGAATGATTGGTTTCTGGAGCTGGATTATAACGCAGCCGAAGTAAGGACACTTTTAGGACTATCAGGCACCCCTCAGCCAACGGGAGACATACACGCGTGGAACATTAAGAATATTTATGATGGAAAAGTGGATCGCCGCGAGGCCAAGCAAAAGATTTTTGAGTGGCTCTACTCTCATCGGGAAAACAAAAAGGCCGACGTCTTTTATGATAAGAACCTTGTTAAAGAAAAGTATTGGGATGGCAAAAGCGTTTATACAGAGTTTGGAAGAACAATAAAAGAGGTTGACGATCATCACGCTTTGAGTTATACTGTACAGAGTACAACTAGTGATTTGGTCATGACGAAAGCAGTGGAGATTCACAACAAGTTGAGAGAACTAGAAAGCAATGTGGCCTTTATGCTGCATGACTCAATTGTGATTGATTTAAAACACGCAGACCGACAGATGATCCCAGAGCTCATGAAGATGTTTGGGGCAACTCCCTTCGGAGAGTATAAAGTGAACGTGGCTCTCGGAAAAAACTTCGGAGACATGAAAGATTTAAATATTAATGGGGCGTAAGAAATATAACAAACTCGTACGGGATCTGATTCCAGAGATCATCGAGCAATCGGGCAAGAAATGTAAGTGGCACAAGGCGCAAGACCGAGCAATGCCCACCTATCTGGGGAAGAAGCTTGTAGAAGAAGCCAAAGAGTTTCAAGAGAACCCATCGAATGAGGAGTTGGCGGACGTCATGGAAGTCATTCGCACCATTGAGAGGGTAATGGGTCTCAATCGCTATGCCAAAATGGGTCTTAAGGCCTATAGTCGCGGCGCCTTTGAGCAACACATAGTACTAGATTGGGTCGACGAGGAATGAATGTTATAGGCCTAGGCCGAGCAGGCTGTGCAATTGCTGATTGCTTTTCTAAGTTTCCTCAGTACGATGTGTACAAGTTTGATCATGATATTGCAGAAGATGAGAACTGTTTTAGTATTCCCAAACAAAAGTCACACGAGGAGTATGAAAAAAAGTTCCCAAACCTAAAAAAACGCTTGCAAAACATCTCAGGAGATGTTATATTCATACTATGTGGTGCTGGCAACATCTCAGGGTGCGCTCTGAGGCTCCTAGAGCAACTCTCAGGCGTTTCTGTGAGCATCCTGTACGTCCAGCCGGATTTGACGATGCTAAGCGAAACTGAGGCGACACAGGAAAGGATCGTGAGCAATGTATTTCAAGAGTACGCGCGCTCCGGCATGTTTGACCGCATGTATCTAGTATCAAATGCAGAAATCGAAAAGTGCATCGGCGATGTTCCCATCATTAGCTACTATGAAACCATCAACCAGGCGATTGTAAACACGTTGCACATGGTGACGGTCTTTAAATATTCAGAGCCAATTCTTGGTACGTTTACGGAGCCGCATGAGATTGCGAGGATTGCAACGGTGGGGATTTTAGACATCGAAAAAAATGAAGAAAAATGGTTTTTTGACTTGCAAATGCCACGAGATGTGGTATACTATTATGGTATCAATGAGGATGACTTGAGAAGCGACGGCACTCTTTTTAAAAAGATTAAAGATTACGTTCAAGACAAGGTAGAAGACAAGATGAATGTATCTTATGGAGTCTACCAAACGAACTATGATCAGAAATATTGTTATTGCATTAAGTATAGCTCTGTGGTACAATCATATATAAACGAACTAGACGATCAGGATATTGGCTGATCGTACTCTAACCCAACTATGAAAGGAAACAAAATGGGTATTAACTTGGATAAGATGAGAGAGAAGCTGGCCACCCTTAAGGG